CATTTAGCTTAGAGACTGCAATAAGTATTGCTGTTACTATAGCTTTAATAGTAGGGATGTGGTATTCCTTGCAAGCTGAAATACAGTTAGCTAAAGAACTACCTGAGCCAGAAGTATCACGTATGGAATACGATTTAAAGGATCAAATGATTCGTGACTCAATATTAAATACAGAAGGCAAAGTAGATAAATTAGAAGAAAAAGTTGATGACATTAAAGAAGATACACGTAGCATTAATGAAACTCTTCTTAACATGAATAACAAATAGAGGTGTTTAATTATGAAGAAATATTACAAATTACTTTGTGGCTTATTTGGTGCAGTATTATTACTATCGCCATTGCATTCACAGTCAGTTAATTTAAAAAACTTTGCACAAGTACAAGCATTATATGCAGAAGATTGTGCGGTAGTTCAAGTAAACGCCTCCTGGAATTATAAAAACAGAGTAAAGGTAGAGAAGTTATCTGAGTTATGTTATATAGGTGAAATAGATTTAACTAATAAAAATATAGGTGCTGTCATTCAAAAAGAATGGAGCATTAAAGTTGTACCTACTATTATTATTTTTAAAAAAGGTGTAGAAGTAATGAGATATGAAGCTGGAATATCTATGACTTTTGACGAGCAAGAAGTATTCGATAAAATTAAAAAAGAAATTAAATAGTGTTTGGAAACAAAAAATAATATACATATATTATGTATAAAAATTAATATATAGAGGAGAGTATAATATGAAAGTACCAAAAAACTCGAAAACAAAAATTGAAACAAAAACAAAACCAAAAGCAAAAAAATTAACTTTTAAACAAGCTTTTAAACTTAACAAAGATAAAGGTAATAAAACCTTTACTTGGAATAATAAAAAATTTACTACTCAAACTAAAGACGAGGTAAGTAAAAAAGGAACTAGATCAACGATTAGTAAATTAAAAAAGAAAAAAAGAGCTGATGTTAAAAAAGCAAAAGGATTTAAAGCTAAAAGAAAAATAAGAAAAGCATTTAGAAAAGCTAAAAGAACTATAAAAAAATCAAATAAAATAGCACGTAAATACTAGGGGGGGTAATTATGGCAATAACAAAATATAAAAAAGAAGATCATAAAAAGCTTGCAATAGGTGCATTAAAAGCTGGAGCTACGGTAGTAGGAGGAGCAACAGCAATAGGTGTAGCAAGAACTGCAATACCACCTATTATAAAGTATAGCGGTAAGGCTATAGCAGGTGTAGGTAAAGCTGCATATACAGCTGGATCAACAGGTTTAGGTATTACCAAAGTACCTGGTATAATTAAATCAATTCCAGGGGCTGCTAGATCAACTGGTAGTGCTATAAAAAATTTACCAAGTAATGTAAAATCGAGAGCAAATAATGTAGTAAAAGGGTTGCAACCTAATTTAGGTAACATAGGTAAAGGAATGGATTTAAATATATCTGGACCTAAAACATTATCAAGGACAGCATCATTACCTACAAAAAGTATTACATTTGATTTTAACTCACCTAAAGTTGTAACAGATACACAAAGTACTGGTAAAAGAACTGCGGCAATTAAAAAGAAATTTAATTCTAATTTACCTGTAGATGTAAAACCTTCACAACTTCCTACCAAAAGAGGACCTAGTACTTTTGTACAAAGTGGTACTAGCTCAAGAAATCCTACAACGGGTGTAATGGAAAAGGTAGTAAGGGAAGTTAAAGGGCCTAAAGTAGGTCAAGGTTCTGTTTCTAATGTAAAAAATGCTGGCAATGTAAAAAATACTAGTCGTTCTAGTAATAGAAAAATACAAGGTATAGTAAATAAAGCTGAAAAAACATTAAGTTCTAAAGCTCAAAGAGGTGCTAGCAATCAAGTAATTAAACAAACTGCAATTAAAGCAGGAAAAGATATAGCTGCACAACAAAAAAAGACTGTTGTTAAACAAGGTCTTAGATACGGAGCAAAGAAAGTAGCTAAAAGAGCTGCTGCTAGTAGTTTAGCATTAATACCAGGAGTAGGAATACCTTTAGCTGCAGCAGCAAATGCAGCACTAACAGCCAATGACATATATACAGTTGGTAAAGCAGTAAAACGAAGAACATCATAAGATAACCGAAGTAGGAGAGTAAATGGCTAAAGAAGTAAAAGTCGATTTAAAAGAACAGGCTACCAGTCAAATGGCAAGTATGGTAGAGCAACACAATAGTTTAGTTAGTGAAATACAAGAAGCTAACGGACGATTAACTGAAATTAAAAATATGATTATAGAGCATCAAGGATATGTGAAAGGCCTAGAAGCGTGTGAAGAATCATGTCAGGAGAAAAAATAATGGGACCAATATTAGGAAAGTTATTAGCAAAGTTAGGTACTGAAAAAGTACTTAAAGCTATCGTACTACATTTAGGAGAGGCCTTAGTAGCTAAGTCTTCAAATAAATTAGATGATAAGCTATTTGCAGAAATTAAAAAAGCACTTAAATAATAGGAGGTTTCGTTGAAACTAAAAAAACGTGGTATAGTAATACCTGATCAGCATTATCCATTAGAAGATAGAGCTGCAGTAGAGTGTGTTAAAAAAGCAATCTTGAAAATTAAACCTGACGTATTTGTAAACTTAGGTGATGTTGGAGAGTGGGAGTCTGTATCTGCTTGGAGGTACAAAGACAAGAAGTTACCACCTTTAGAGTTTCAACTTCCTATTGTAAATGAAGATATAAGATTAGTAAATGAAGGACTGGATGAGTGGGATGAGTTATTGGAGAAAGTTGGATGTAAAGAAAAGTATTTACTTCAAGGTAACCACGATCTCTGGTTGGATAATTTTGCTAACAAGTATCCTTATCTTAGTGATTACAGCTTTTTTAAAGCATGTAAAATCAAAGAAAGAGGATATACTTACACAGAATACAACCTACCTATCCAAGTAGGTAAGTTGGTATTTTTTCATGGTGCGTTTGCAACAACATACCATGCAAAGAAACACTTAGAAACATATGGTGAGAATGTAATGTATGGACACGTACATGACATACAACGTCATACTATGACAAAGCTTAATAGTAACATTGGTGCTTGGTCTATGGGATGTTTAAAGGACATGTCACACGAAAGCAATAAGTGGTTAAAAGGTAGACTGCATAACTGGGGTCATGCTTTTGCTATAGTTGATTGGTATGACAATGGAGAATTTAAAGTAGAGACAGTTGAAATTACAGATGGTAAAACTTCTGTATGGGGAGAAATTATAGATGGGAATATATAATACATCAACAGGAAAAGGACAAGAGTTTCAAGGTACTTCTATTGGCGACAGCAGGAGAAAGTATAATTTAAAAACTAAGTCAAACAAAAAGGTAAAGCTTATTGATATGAACGAAGTTACCAGGGGTAATGTAATTTGTAATAAGCTAAAAATAGCTTGTGCCAAAGTTAACTAAACATATAAACAACTTTAGTGGTGGCTTAAATAATAATACTAACTCTAAAGATTTGAATGATAATGAATTTCAAATCTTAGATAAATTATCAAATGAGGTACCAGGTAAGATTACAATGAATGGATCTGCTGTAGCTGAAAACATAGGTTCAAATGCAATATCAAGTATAGATGATTTGAATTTCGGTAATGGTTTATTATACACAAACTTAGATAGAAACTTAGGAGCTGCTCAAACAATTAGTGAAACAGAGTATTTTTTTATTAATGATACTACTAATAGTATTGTGCGTATCTATGATATTACAACCCCTGCAGTAGAATCTAATACCATTAATTATGGTGCTTCTTCAAGCAAGGTTGACATGTATACTATAGATGGGCAGACAAGAGTTGTTCCTCACTATGGAGCATCAGATAATAAAGCTAAAGTACTTGGATATTATAAATTTAATAGAAAGTTAGGTGCATCATCTACAAATCAAGATATTAACAATGAAGTTACAGCTACATATAGAGATGAAGATTTATATTTAGCTCCTATACAAAGAAGTGGTTCTTATAATTATGACAAAGATGCATTAAACTCTAAACAAGCTTTTTTTAATCCTACACAAGAGTCTGAGTTATTTATGTGGGATATACAAAATGGTGACTTTTCGGGGGATACTAGAAAATTATCTTTAACTGCACCTACGGTAGAAAATATACTAGATAATTATGGTAGCGGTACTGAATATACAGTTGCAAAACAAGGATCTATGGCTATCTTTGCTTACACTAGAAACGATGACTTAGATGATTCAAATGGTAATATTACATTTTATGCAGACAAAAGATATGGTATTTGGGCTACAAAAGTATATGCTAATTACGATAATGATTCTAATAAAAGTGAATCTCATCCAGTTTATTTAGGAGAGATATATCAAAAAACTAGAAGTACAGATAAAGTGCAACCCTTACACCTTGCTTTAATAGGTAGGATGGGAGATAAGTCTCCAAGGTATGCAGGCTTTAAACTTTATTACGCTTTAATGGATAACTGGTATACTTCAGGTTCACCAAATTACATAGACTCAGCAAGTAATATAGGGGTTAAGTATTTATTAGCAGAAGTAGACTTTGAAAAAGGTTTAAGATTTGGTGGAAGTACTTCTTATGAAGCTTTTGACACAGATATATTTGATAGCCAAGAACAATTTATTTATCCTAATTCTGCATATAGCACTGTTCCTGTTGACAATGTTTTATCGGGACGTACTGTAGCTAATCTTTCTATTAAGGAACCTTTACTGCAAGAAAAAGGTAGCGTTATAGGAGATTTTAATACAGGATTTAAAACTTCTACTATTATAAATAGAAGAGTATATGCTGGTAATATACAATATAAAGATAGTAAAAATAATTTAGTTACTAAATCTGACAGAGTATTAAAGTCACTACCAAATAAATTTGATTTTTTTCCAGAAGATTCTTTTATAGATGTAGAAGTAGAAGATGGAGATAGTGTAATAAAGCTAGAATCTATAGGTAATAAATTATTACAATTTAAAAGAAATAAATTATTTATTGTAAACGTTTCACGTGACATAGAATTTCTAGAAGCTACTATAGATTATAAGGGCGTAGAAAAAGATTACCATGTAGTTAAGGGTGAAGGGTTTGTAGCTTGGTTTAATACTTATGGTGCTTATTTATATGACGGAGAAAGAATTAATGAACTTAGTATAGGTGGAAACGGTCAGCCTAAATTAGCTAATTGGTCTAGTGACTACTATCACGATGACAATATTATAGGTTATTTACCTATAAGTAAAGAATTAATTATTCTTAAAAAAGGTGGTAACTCATTATATTATGATTTGAAATCAGAGTCATGGAGAACCGACGGTATTAAACTTACTATTGATGCAACTAACTTTGTTAATGATAGTAGTGGTCAATTGAAATGGTTTCATAAAGTTTTAGGAATTAATGGCGATCCAAATAGTATTAATAGAACTAAATGGAATCCTTCAGAATCATCAATTAGTGGTAGCCCTACAATATTTAAAACAAAACTATATGATATGGACACACCTAACACTTCTAAAAATTTTAATACTATTTATATAAATTATAAAGGTGGAACTAACGGAGCTAACGTTACTATGAAAGGTTTTGGAACTAGAAAAGACAATACAGATCTAGGCGTAACTACTATAGGTGCATTAGAAAGCACAGGAAGTACCTTTAAAACGGCTAAATTGCCCCTTCCTAGCAGTTTCAAGAACTTACTTAGCATGGGTATCCAATTAGACGTAACTAATGGCTTAAACGTTGGATTTGAAATTAACGATATTCAAATAGTTTACAGGACAAAGGTGAACAGTTAATGTACAAAAGAAAAAAAAGTTTATTAAGTTCTATAAATTCTATGATAGATGACGGTAAAAGAATAGAAGAAGTAAAGCAACAATACGAAACACCTATTAAAACATCTGAACCTATACCTGATAATAATAAAGGTGCTGACGGTGACAGAAAGGTAGTAAAAGAATCAGATGGAGAATATTTATATATAAAAAGTAGTGGAAGATGGATGAAACTACAACTACAGGAGGTAGAATAATGGCTACAGAAGCACAGAATATTATGCAAAGCTTTAGAGCGGCTGATGAAAGAGAAAGAGTTAAAGATGAAAATCGTTTATTATTTGGTGGAGATAATTATATAGGTGGAGTTGCTGGTTTTGTTACAGATGCAGCAGCTGGAATGTATGCTGCTACAACAGCAATGAACTCTGTAGAAACAATTAAAAACATTACAGACCCTAGAGATTTTAAAGAAATGACTGCTGATTCTATGAAAGAGCTATCAATAGATCCTAGTTTTATGAATAAGTTTAAAGAAGATTTAGTAAAAAGCTATAGAGATGCTGTTTCTTTATATAGTGATAAAATTAGAACAGATATTGGTAATATAAAATTAAACATGACAGAAAAATCTTAAAATGATTATACCTGGAGACATATCATTTAGACAAAAACTTTATGATCACATTAAATTGCGTGAAGGTTATAAAAACGTAGTCTATTTAGACACATTAGGAAAACCTACTGGTGGTATAGGACACTTACTAAGTTCTTCTGAACGTAAAACATTTCCTTTGGGTTGTATAATAAAAGAAAGTATTATAAAAGAGTGGTATGATAAAGACATACAAAAATCTTTAGACGCATGTAATGAACAGTGTAAGATATTAAATGTATTTAATACTGAATTTAAAATTGCTTTAACATCTGTAAATTTTCAACTTGGTACTAAGTGGTATAGAAAGTTTCCATCAGCTTGGAAAGCACTATGTCATAACGATTACGATAAAGCTATGGACGAAGTTTTATATGCTAACAAGAAAGAAAAAAAATATTCTAAATGGTACAAACAAACACCTGTAAGAGTAAAAGATTTTATAACAGCAATAGAAAATATTAAGGAGAGTATTTAATGATTCAAGATAAAATAAAAAAAAGAACTAAAACTGACCCTATGTTAGAAGGAACTAATCAACCTGGTGAATTAGCAGATACTCCTAAGTTTCCAGCTGGTGTACAAGACCCTGTTTTATTTGAGCAAGGAGTAGATCAACCTGGAGAGCTAAAAGATACTCCAGTAGAACCTAATGAGCAATTTTTAAAAGATATAAAAAAACAAGTCTCACAAGAAACTGCATCAAGATTTGTGTTGTTAGATGTTTTAGATGACTTGGGGTTAGAATTTAATTCATTTGAAAAGGAGAGTAAGTAATGGGCGGAGGAAATGTAGGAACTAGTTTTGGTAACTTAGGTGGAGGTGCTGTAAGTAATTCTTATAGTGACAGCAGTACTGGTTTTAACACTGGTTCTTCTAATAGTTTACAATTTAGAAATATGTCAACACCTAACTTTTCAGCAATGGCCGCTCAACCTCCATCTGGAGGTAGTGCATTTATGTCAGCATTGGGAGGCATAGGTGGTGCATTAGCTGCAGCTAACCCAGTTATAGGTGCTGTAAGTGCTATAGCAGGATTCTTTACTAGTATGAGTGCTAGAAGAAGAGCCAGAAGGCAAGCAAGAGCACGTAAAAGAAGAGCAATAAAATCAGAAGATTTGTTAATGGGTGCAGCAAGAAACGTTGTTAGTGATATTAAACAACAGGACTTGTTTACTGGTAGAGCATTTGATATAGCTCAGCAAAAAGGTGTTCGTAGCTATACTGGTAGCATGCGTGAAGGTAATATACAATTAGGAGCAACCAACTTAGCTGGTTCAGGTTCTGGTTTAAGACAGATACAACAAATGAATCAAGAGTTTAGTAGTGCTCAAGATGCTGCAACATTAGGTTTAGAGTCTGATAGATATCAATTAGATCAACAAAAAGAATCTAGACTAAGAGACATACAAAGCAATTTACTTGAATTATCTGCACACAGTGGTAGAAATATGAACGTTTTAGACATGATGGAGGATTAAGATGGCGTATTCAGAAGATACATTATCTGCATTAGCTGAGTTAGCAAGAGCAACTGGTGCATTAAAAGAGAGCACGGGTAAAGAAAAAGATGATGCTAGGCAATTAGCTATGGGTTTAATACAAGCACAAACAGTTGCACAAATGCAAACACATAGTGCTATTGAGCAAGCAAGATTTGAACAAAATCAAGAGTATACTAAAGAAGCTATGGTTTCATATAAAAATATATTAGATAAAAGAGTTCTATTAAAGGGCTTAGAAACTAAAAATATAGATGCATACAATAAAGCTATAGAGGGAATGACTGAAGAAGAAATTGAAGAAAGAGAAGATTTGTTAGGTGGTACTGGTAATTGGTTTGGTTTTGGTAAATCTGGACAAATAAGAAGAGATTTTAAAGACATGGTTAATGAAAACGATAAAATGTTAAATGAAAGTTTAGCATCTTTTACTGGTATTATAGCTAAGAAAAAAATATTAGGACCAGATTCTCCTATAATAGATGGCACTAAACAGGAACTACTAACATTAAGACAAGGAATTTTAAATGCAAAAACTGCAGTAGAAACTGCTGGTTTGTTTGATCCTAGTGAAAGAGAAGGTGATTATGGTAAGCCAGCTAGTGCTGTAATTGAATTTTTTAGTGAAGGGGAAGTATCATTATTAGAAAGAGCTGATGAACAAATAGAAGATATAGACACATTAATATCGCTGCTAGACTAAATGAATTTTAATAACCCTACCTTAAAACAGCTAGATAGCTTAGTACGTCAAAAAGAAATTGAGCCACAAGAATATTTCAATCGCTTGGAATTAGCTTATCGTACTAACCCTACTTCTTTTACAGAAGAAGAAGTTGACTATATAGAAAAGCAGTTTAAAAAAGTTGATATTAAATTTAATAGAGACATGAAAGCTGCTGATGCTAACCTATTGAGTACAATGAATCAATTTACTAGTGGTTTAGTAGAAGGTTTTACTACTCTAGGGTGGGCAGAAGAACCTGACACTACTGCTGAATCTATTGCAAACAAACTCGGACACTTAATAGGTTTTGCTCCTGACGTTGTAGCTTCGTTTTTTTCTATGGGTCGTTACATTCCTATTGCTGCAGCTAAGAGAGCTGCTATTACTGGTACTAGTGTTACTAGAGCTGGTTTAAGTGCAGCTGCTGACAAAGCTCCTGGATTTCTACGTAAAGAAATAGGCCCTAAAACATTTACATTGCAATCAATACCTATGAAAGTATCTGATTATGTAGTAGAACAATCTAAATCTTATTTAGGTAGTTCAAGTTTAGTGGCAGGTGGGTATCTATCTAAGGG